TGAGGGTGAAGCTCGTCCCGCCGTCGATCGTGTCCGAGCCGGCCCGATTGAGTGCGATTGTCTTCGTCGCCGAGCAGGAGCCGGATTCGTCGATGATTGTGAGTTGCTGGCCGGCCGCAAAGGCGCTTGCCGCCGGAAGGGTGACGGTCCGCGCCGCCGTGATTGCCGTATAGGCAACGATGCTGATGCCGGCTGCGACCGTGTAATTCGCGTCGGCAACGGCGTGCCGGGCGAGAGAGAGCGTCGTCGCGCTCACTGCCGCCGGCGTCGTCGCCCCGATCGTTGTTGCGTTGATCGTGCCGCCGGTGACGGCGACGGCGCTGGCTGCCTGCTGCGCCATGCCGAGGGTCGAGTTGTCAACGATCGTCCAGGCGTTCGAGCCGTTGCTTTCCAGCGCCGCATAGGCGTAGGGCGAGGACAGCGTCGCGCTCGACGCGCCGTTGATCGTGTCGGTGGCGGTCCGGTTGATCGTGATCGTGTCGGTTGCCGAACATGCCCCGGACTCATCGACGACAAGCAAGCGCGAGCCGGTAGGATAGGCGCTTGCCGCCGACAAGGTCACGACGCGCGCGGCCGTCAGCGCCGTGTAGGCGACGAGACGGTCGCTCGTCAGCGCGGTGTAATTGGCGTCAGAGACGGGCGTGCGCGTATTCGTGATGACTTCGGACAGCTTCGCCGCCGGCCAGCCGCCGGCGGTCGACCCGTCCTGAACGACGAGCCGATTGTTCGTGGTGTCGACAATAGTCTCGCCTTGCGCGCCGGTGAAGGAAGCGACCTGGGTCGCGGTTCCACGACGAAGTTGAAGCTGTTCGCTCATCAAGCTGTTCCTAGATCGACCGCATCGAGGACCGCGCCAATCAGGGCGCCAAGGTCGCCTGATGCGACCGGCGGCGTTTGGGTGACGAGGCCGAGATCGAGAGAGATGCCCGTTTCGAGCTGCGCTGTGATCGGATCGCTGGCGCCTGCACCGGACGGCGTATAAGTGTAGACGGCGCAGGTCGAAAGATCCTGCGCACCGCCGCCGAAGATGTTGAAGCTCTGGAATTTGAGATAAATCGCGTGGCCGATATAATTGGCCGGCAGATCATATTTGAAGACCGCACTGTCCAATCGCGCGAACGGCGCGCCGATCGAATGCGCAGCCGCGAGAGTTCCGTAGAGGCCGCGATAGAGGCTCGTCAGGTTGTAGGCGTTCGTGCCGCTGAGCGTCGCCGTCTCGAATGAAAGGAGCTCGGCATCCACGATCGACAGCGTGGCGGCGTTTTGCGCGCCCGCCGCCGAGGTGCTCGTCAAGGCGCCGTTGCTCTCGGCCAGGCTGACCGACAAGGTGTCGAGGGTATCCGGGTTCGCGCCGGTTTGCGCTGTGAGAGCCGCGCTGAGGACGCCCTGTGTTGCGCGGCCGGCGATCTGTCCGACCTGGGTGTAGGTCACATTATCGAGCGAGGCCCAAACGTTGGCGCCGCCCCAATTCGGGTTCGCGGTGCCCGACGGACCGGCCGGCGTCGTCACCGAGGCAATCGAGAGAGACGCCCCGCTGAGCAATGTGAGCGCCGGGAGCGTGCCTGGCGCCTCGTCGCCAGCTGTGAAAGTCGCGTTCCAGATGTGGATGCCATCGCCGCTCGTCCCGGCATAACTCGACGTGGCCGCCGGATTCTGCAGCCCGATCGTCAGGACCGGCGCTGCGGTGGCCGCCATGGCGCAGCTCATTGACAGCGCATACCAGCCGCCGCCCAGCGCGATGATGGATGACGCCGTGACGCCGGTCCCCGGCGTCGCGGTCCCAGCGGACAGGTTGAACGCGCACTGGAGCGCGGCGCTTCCATCGTAGATCTTGAGCACGCAAGCGGAGCGCTCGACGGCTTGGACAGTGACGGCCAAAGTGATCGGCGTGCCGCTGGCCTCAGCGGCCATGGTCGTCGCGCATTGGTGAGCGCCGGTCGAGGCATCCTCTGCAAGCTTGTAAGCCGGCGCTATCCCGCCCGATACGGCCGCCCAGATCTGCGCGGATCCGCCGGTCACCGCTGCCGGCGGCTCGAAGATCAGCGGAGTATTGACCGCGCCGGGAGCGACGTTCGTGGCGATGCCAGAGGACGACTTCGACTGAACGGGATAAGCGACCGCGGTCGCGACGCCGCTGGGGAATTCTTCCGCCGTGAACGTCAGGATGCCGTTGTCGTCCTCTTCGATTTCGGTAATGCGGATCGCGACGTTGCTCAATCCGAGATTTGCGTCGGTGAGCGCGACGAGGTCCATCGGCTCGAGCAGGCAATATTCCCAGGAAAGCTTGAACGTGTAGTGATTGCGGATGTAGAGGCCGCGTTGGAGAATGAGCTGCGCCGCGGTCTGCGCGATATTCGGATCGCAGATTTCGTGGGCGGTTACGGTCGGCGCGATGCGCAGTCCGTAGAGCTCGATCGCGTTTTGGTCCCATACCGTAATCGGCGTGGCATCATAGAAGTTCGTCCGCTGCGAGATCTCCAGGATCTGCATATTGTAGGCGGCATAAGGATCGGAACGCTCCACTTTGACCGGGTCTTCGCCCGAGTCATAGATAAAGTCGTCATCGGTCAGGCTATAGACGGGGGCCAGGTTCGGGGCGAACGTGCAGGTTCCGACTTCTACCAGGGGATCTGCGGCATAGTCATAGTACGTGTTGAGGCTGGAGATGGCGAAGCCGATGGCGCCGCCCTGATAAATGGAGCCGGTGATCTCCGAATCCCCATAGGGGATGAACTTCAAAACACCGCTTGACCAAACCGCGGCGGTATTGGTCAGCTGCAGCCATCTCGCGAGGATAGAGCTCGCCGCTTCCTGATCGGTCAGGGCCGGCGAGATCGCCAGGCCCGAAGCCCTGCAGTAGCTTTGATAGGACGAGTCGCCGGAAGAACCGAGCAGCGTCGAGGCATCTATGCTTTCTGCAGGAAATCCGACGCCATATTGCGCGTTGGTCAGAAAATCCTGGATGACCAGCGCGGGGTCGGCATCATAGGCGTTGAAGCCGGTTTCATTGAGAACTGCCACAATCTCGAACGAATAGGAGTCGAGGGTTGCAGAGCTTCCCAGCGATATCTGATAATCGACGACGAGCGCCGTGCCGCCATAGGGAAGCGCCTGGCTCGGATAGTTGGCCGTGAGATAAGACCAAACGGGCTGCGGCGTCGTGCCCGAGAAAAAAGCCGGCGACGACATGGATGGAACATTGGTGATGTTGCAGATCGCCGAATTGTCCCAGATGGCATCGGTCGAGGTGACCTGCCCCTCGCAGATCCCCAATATGACCGCGCAGGTGTAGGAACTCGGCGAGCTCGTGCTGCCCTTTCCGCCGCCGCCGCCGCCCTTTCCGCCGCCGCCCTTTCCGCCGCCGCCATAAACGGCCTGGAAATTGCCCGCCCAGATGACGTTTGGCGCAACTTTATTTATCCCGTAGACGATCGCGATCGGAACGGCGCCGCTCGACGTTTGAAGTTGCAGGCCTGTATATGTCGGCGTGGTCACTGGTTGGCTTGGGGCCCGCAGAAAGCTCATGCCGGCTCCCTCGCTTTCTGCCAATAGCTGAAGAATCGCCGCGCACGGGCCGGATCCGCGAGCTGCACGTTTCGGCTAAGCTCGTCCTCCAGCACTATCTTCGCCGGCCAAAAGGCGTGCACGATGGTCAACGCTGACGCCTTGGTCACGATGCCGCCATGGCTGTAGCAGCGGCCATAGCGAAAGACGACGACATCGCCGGGCTCCGGCTCATCCACTTCGGCGCAATGATCGAAGACGAAGCCGAGATAGCGCTCTTGGCTGCGATGCAGATGCCAATCCGGCGGATAGGGCCGCGGGTCGAATGGCGGGCAAAGTCCCGTATCGACGAAGACGCGGATGATCAACATGCCGCAATCGACGCCGACGCCGCGGATGTCGGCACAATTGTGATAAGGCGTGCCGATCCATCGCCGCGCCTCGGCGACGACATCGGCGCGCTCTTCCTGTTCGGTTTTCATGATTTCTTTGATCCAACGCGCCCTTCCCCGGACGAGCCCGCGAAGCAGGCGAAGATCCGGGGGCCAGGGCCATTGCGCGAATTTCTGGATCACGGCTCGAAGCTTCGCTTCGGCCGGGAAAGAGGCTCATTCCCAGACGAAATTCGTCAGACCGCGAAGGTTGGCGGCGGGATGAAGGGAAAGCCGCGGAAATTAGCGAGATTGTTGAACTTCGATTGGCACGTCGACATCGTGTGGTCGCAGCCTTGGTAGATCGTGAATGCGTCGCCCGCAGCTGGAGCATTGACGAGCGGATAGGCGAGGCTCAAAGCGCTCGACGACGCCCACTTGACCGTCGCGGAGACGCCGGCGTTGACGCCGGATGTGAAGGTGATCGTGCCCTGCGCATAGGCCGAAGACGAGCCGGACCAATTGATCGTGA